ATTATTTTCTTGTGATAGTAGAAAGGCTGAAATTTTGTTAGATGATTGTGAATCAGATATAAAATTTGAGATTTATAAACGAGATGGTGAGAATATTCAAAAAAGGATATCTGAAAAAATGAGCGAATGGGGAATTAAGGAGAAAAGTTGATTTCTGAAAGTGCTTTTTACTTTTGGAGATAATGCCAAACTTCCGAGTGTCAGGATAATCAAGACGCTATTATATCATAAAACGATACACTCCTGACTTTGACCAGCTTAATTAATGGCTACTGTAGATAGCCTGTTCTTAACTTTTAATGAAGCAATTCTGATAAATGACTCCTCTAATTTTATTCTGAATATCCTTGGAAAATCGCTTTCCATTGTATTGGAAATTCTTGTATAGATGCTCTCTATTGCTTCCAAGGTGCTACAGGAACGGCCATACTCACTGATAAGTTTTGAAGATAAATGGTCAGAAATTCGTTGATTCAAGACACTCACATAGTTTTGGATATAATGATTTAATAATTTATGGGCAATTTTTACATGTGTTTTTTCTATCCTTTCCTCTGTTAAGCTAGAAATAAAGTCACTTGTAAAATTTATTTTACTTACTTCAGGGTTAATGATATCCAATGTAGACTTATCAGATTCAAATTCTTTTTCCATGTTCTCTTTTGCCTTTGAAACATAGAAAATTTTATACGTATTAAGAACAGTCTGAAAATCATCCCATAGTTTTGACTTTTCTTCTACTTTAGTTTCGGTTACACCGTATTCTGATTTATCTATAGCGTGACGGCAACATGGACATACAGGGTTTTTCTTGAGAAACAAATGATTTTGAAGCGCATCCTTATCAAAGGAATGTTTACAGTTTAACTGTACTGGATTGCTCGTTTTTTCTTGTAAAATACTACAGAATACAGAGGTATCTGTTCTCGTTGGGGGAGGACATGATGATGAGTAAGGATGAAAATGTTGGACTTTAGAAGGAACGTGGGTGTGTTTTGAATAACCCAACGGAACAGACCCACTCCTCCCTGTCTGCACACCTGTCTGAATAGGTAAAACTCTATTTAACATTATACTAACCACCTTTTTATTTTAAAAATAAATTTACTTCTCTTTATAATTATCGTATTAAAATCAAAAAAATTTCAATCTTGTTTCTAATATTAGAATACCATCCCACTCAATAGCCCTCAATCTCACACCTTCCCAATCCCCACCCACTTAGGCTTCCCCAACACCTTCTCGCAAATCGCATGCACTGGCCGTTTATCCCTAAACACAATCGTCACCTTCCCATACTCCGGCTCTTCCATATCCTTAATTGCTCGAAATATCCGTTTAACTGTGTCTTCTTTCATAGTACTCCTCCACAAGCATAAAAAAAGAGGCGACTAAATCTAACGCCGTAAACACATTCTTGTGTCCACACTCGTTCTATTTAGTCGCCTCTTATTGTCGTTTTTTTATTATTGTCTCAGTAAGTCGGCTGTTTGTTAATTAGGATTATATAATAAAATAAAATTACATGGCAAACTTTTCCTATTATCTTAGTTACGTTTTAATCTCTTTACTAGTTTTAGTGTATGCTAAATAATATCACTGTTTAAATCCCTATACAAAAATATTAACAACTTTATTACATTGGTCAGTGCTACCCTAAAATCTTGATTTCTTTATGAAAATCCCTCTAAACGAAACACAAAAAAACAAACTACTTTCTTTTCTGGTTGAATTTACAAAATATCATTTAGATAGATTGCTTGTTCATAATAATGCATCTATTGAAAAACTTGCGTGCATAATTTTCTCTTACAGAAATAGTGGGCAAAAAATAATAGAAATATGTTCTTCCTACAATGAAACAAAATTATTACTTGATGAATCCCCATTATTTAAAAAAATTCAAAATATATTTACATTTGATGAACTAATAGCACATCTAGCATCCAACGCATGCTCAATAATTGATGATGAAAAAATTGTCGTTGATCCGAATAAAGTCACAAAATATCTAGATATCTGTTATGAATGTGCTTGCAGTAATAGGTTAGAATACACTGCTTCAGTTCTAATAACAGGCATCCGTTTGAATCAAGAAATCGAAAATCTCAATCTTATTAAAGATAATAAAAATGACATCTCTATATACTTACGTAAAAGAGACCAAAAAACCCTTCCTGATACACGGATTTTATCACCAGATACAGATCCCACAATTCCTAAACGATGCCTAACTGAATTGTGCGTTTCAGGTACAATAGCAATTAAATCTAATAAACTGGACCTCCAAAAAGCTGAACAAAATTCCAATGATATGATGCATACAATGCGTGATGCAATCCAGATCGCTACACAAGAAAGTGATATTTTGTTAAGTCATGTTATCTTAGAAAACGTTTTACATTTTAGCTTTCCTAAGACAACACATCTATTTCTAACACCAGGTCACACTCTCTACGATATTGACCAAACACATACTGAGAACATTTCCAAAATTTACAAAGCTCTATCTACAGATAATGCTCTTAAAAAATCAGTACATAGATTTTGCCTTGGTTGTAGGAGAATTGGTTATAAGATATATGGAGATATAATAGATAAACTAATAGATATCGTAATCGCATGGGAGATAATCTTAACCTCAGGTAATAAGAATGAATTATCTTATAGATTTTCCTTACATGGTGCATTAGCAATATTTCTTGCAAATAGAGAAACTGATAAAGATAAAATTTATTGTTTCTATAAAAAAATGAAATTTATATATGATCTTCGATCAGAAATATTACACGGTAGTAGTTATCCTAATAACAGTAACTTTAAAGAAAAGGAATCAGGCTTTAATTCTCTTTCAGATGTTTGTAATTTTATAGAATTAAATTACTATAAATTGGTATATTGGTTAATAGATATGGATTATAAAGAACGCCCATACAAAAATAAAGATAGTTGGTTACCTCTAATATTAAAAGTTAGTGAATTCAGTGTCTGTTCCAATAATTCAATAAATAAATCAAATCATTTAATCAGCCCAACCTTCTCCAAAAAATAACCCCTCGATGCCTTTTTTTCATGAAATTCAATCACAATCTGTCCATACCTCGGTTCATCCTTGTCCTTCAACTTATCCAGTATCAGTAATATCTTATTAATGTTTTCCTGATTCATATTTAAAAATCCTTAAAAAATTATTTCCGATTATTTACAAGGAAACTCTTTCTTTAATGAAACTAATACAGCTATCCGACCAGTCATACCCTCATTTTCTTTAAGTCGATTTAAATATTTCACAACAATATCTATTACTTCACCTGTTTCTACACCTTCAGGTGGCATACAATAGAGTCTATTTGACGGATTTAAAGTAGAAAGAACTGCATGTGCTTCAGAAATACCATCAATAAATCCATAACAGTGAGCCTTATTCATAATACTTTCCATATTAGTATTGTCTGAATTGTTACATGCTTCGAATAATTCTTCTGCTGTTGAGTATCCTGCATGTATATACAAGTTAAATCCAAATATAAGTAAAATTATTGAAATAAAAAATGATCTTAGCATTAACCACACCTCCTAAAATAATTATCGTAACTTTTTATCATTATCTTTAGATGAAGTACTCACCTCACCATGTCCTCTTTCACAACGGTTCCTCACTCGGCACAATCGCCCCAATATGATTCGGATGAAACACCAACTCACCCATCAACTCTATCGGCGTGTCCTGCACCCCACAGTCTGAATTCTTTTCATCTCCGCCCACTCTCGTACTCAAACCCTCACAGCCCACAACATCCACCTTTTTAACACCAATCTCCGTATACGCAATCCTCGCCCCCTCATCCCAAGCCTGCCTTGATTCTGTCCTCGCAATCAACCGTGACCGATGTGTTGAAAACTGTAAAAACTTATTCTGTAACACTGTCTGTATCTCCGCCATCGTCTGCCCCTCATCAATACCCTTCAGTATGATTGATTCAATCTCTTTTCGTGTAGTTTCATTTATCCGTGTAATCCGTTTCCCCAGTCGGTTAATCGCCGCTCTCACAAAAGGATTTTTAATACTGTCCATCACATCACTTTCCGTTATCTCATTCACATCTCTCACTGCCTGAACAATACCCGAAGTGAACAAGCTTTTGCCAAGTATTTTCAATGCCTCGTCTTCCTCATTTCTCGGCAATAAATATGCGATATCTACATCCTCAAGGTCTTTTTTTTGCAATGGCATAGCCTTATTCTGCTGTTTGAACCGATCAATCACACGCTTCCCCTGTTCTTCAAAGAACTTCGAGAATCGATAAGCATAATTATTCTCGTTGGTCTTCCGGCTCTTTCGGCTTTTAATCAAATACCGTATCTGGAACTTCCTTGTAGGGTTAATCGTTTTATCAATTTCATTAGACGCCCTCAATTTTAAGGACTTTGATTTTTCTTTTTCTTCCGCCTTTTCAAGTTCTCCCTCATCATTTTTATCGTCCTCATTATCTTCACTTTCTCCCTGCTCGTCCTTCGGCTTCTCAAAATTAAAACTCATCGGTGTTAACCCAGATGGAATATAATAACTATTCCTCGCCTCATCACTCTCATCGACAGACTCCCCAATCAATTCAGCCCCTCTATTCGGTGTGATTAACCCCGATTCAATCATCCTCTTAATATTTGTTACATCTCCCGTGATATGCTTCCGGAACCGCATAAATATATTCGGGTTAATCCGGTGTACATGCTGTGCGTTGATCTGTAACTCAAACTCTTCCAATAACTGATTAACCCTTTTATGAAATTGGTTGATCTCATGGCCTGTTGTTGCTCTGTTCGAGTTCTTTGTTAAACCAACAGCTTCAGGTGATACCCCAAACAACGATAAAATAGTTTGTCTGTTAAATTCCTTGGATTCCAGAAACTGTATGTCCTTCTGCGGTAACTGCAACGTATAGGCTTTGGCGTTCTCTCCCGATAAAAACATCATCCGGCCTCTGCCTTCTCTGCCCTCATACTGATCCCTGTACAATCTAGCTCTTTTTAACAGTTCCTCATCTGTCCGATGTGTCGGGTCTTCGATAATCAATGACGGTGCCGCTCCCTTCTTTAAAAAGTCACTTTGAAACTCATCTGCATTAAACTCTGTCTCTGCAATCAATCTCAACTTTGTGATGTTTCCCACTCCCTCAAACGGTTTAAAGTTCGTGTTCTGTGTGAAATGCATCACGTCATCCACTCTCGCTTGAATCCGTCTTCCGTCATTCAAATCGATCTGATACCCTGTCAATTCATATCCTGAACTTGATACCAACGGTTTATATTTTCCCGGATAGATGGGTATAAACTGTTCAATCACATTATTTGTTAAGCCGTATACACTTTTCTTTGATCTCAGGCAGAGAGCGTTACCCGTTAACAGCCTATGTGCAATGTATGTCTTCATCCACTCTGAAAATGAGCGGTGTCCGAAGCCGTTTATGAATGGCAAGTAGATGGACTCGTCTATACGTTTGATGTCAATTTCAGTGCCATCGGCTCCCGTGTAATAAATTTCCTGTCCCCCACCTGCCGTTGATAACGCATCTACCGCCACCGATACCCATGCCACCTTCTCGTATAACTGCCTAACTGGTCTCTGTCTGTTCTGAACTCATTACTGCCGCTTTGACCAAAAAATATCCGATCATCAAAGATATCTTTACTGCTCACTGTGCTTGATTTCTTATCTCTTGTGATGAATGTTTTTGCTCTATCAATTATGTTTTTTATCATGTCCTTCTCCTCTTAATAAAAAGGGGCAATGCCCCACGCGGTAATACCGCCTATAGAAATATTATTTTTGTTTCCCTCGGTGTATCTTCCAAGCACATTATTACCGCATCACGCATATCATCATGGTTCGGGAAATTGTTGATTAATTGCTCGATTAATTCGTTTCTCAGTATTTCCGGGATCTGTCTGTTTATAAATACTTTGCCGTTCTCAAACTTGTGGGATTGGTTCTCAAGCCTCGTGATTTTATCTTTCACAAAGCTGATCTCACGTATCGGTACTGGTGTTGTTCTTTTTAATTCATTTGCAAAGTCTTTGAATGCGGATATCGCCTCAACATTCACCGTGTTAAATTTGTATCTTGAATGAAACAATTCAACGGCCTTTAACCGTTTATCAAAGCTCAACTTCTCGTTTTTAACCTCATGGATGTAATAATTATGCAAATTCGTTACATACACACAGGCCATACCTGTAAAGTCGTTTAACTATTTTTCTCCGGAAGCGGGATCAATCCCGCCTATTACTTTGACTATTTTTTCGTCACTTAGTACTTGGTTATTATAAAATCTGATCCACCCTTCCTTGATAATTGATGTCTCATCATCCCTCACCTCATTCTGCATCTCACGTTCAAACTTAATACTCCCCATCCGCTTTCTATCCACCATCAACTGCTCAAACCCAAACCACAAGCTTTGCTTGTTTTTATAATCTGTGATGGCTTGGAACTTTTTGTATTTTACACCCTCAACACTGGATAGCTTATGCATCAAATCTTCCTTGTTTGCTGCCGTTCCCTGGACATGAATACTGCTGGTCTTGTGCTGGTCTCTTGCTGGGTAGATCGAACCCCAAAACCAGTCCTCTATTTTCTTTATCCGGTCTCTGTTGTGGATATCATCTTCCTCATACAGATCGTCCAATATCATGTAGTCCGGCCTTACCCCCATGTAATTTAACCCTTTCACGTTTTCTCCTGTCCCTATCGCTGTAAAGGCCACCCCATTTGTTAACACAAACTGTTTTTCTGTCCATTTATCATCTGCACATAATTCTCCGTAGTCATCTCTTAATTTGATGTTGCTCTCCAATTCTTGGCGTATCATCCGGTTGATTCCTATTGCTTTTCTGGTTGTATTTTGGATGTTTAGGTAATGGCGGTAGCGGGTGGGTTCTACGATGGCTTGATAGATGGGAATTAAAAAACACTTGATCATTGTTTTAGCGTGGTTTCTTGGGGCTAAGGTTGACGTAAATTCGCTGTCTCGGATTGAGATAAAATAGTCGTGTAATTCTTTGCAGTACGGTTTATATAATTTGTCGGGGAAGTAATGCTTGCCCCAGTTTAATATGTTTTGTTCTCGGTTTAATAGTTCTTCCCTGTCCAGCATATAGCCAGCTTGTGAAGGTGTGATTACATCTCTTGTCACAGCTTGCTTAATCTTAGCTCTTGTTGCCTTCGGCATCTTCTCTGTCCATTTTTTCAATACGTTTTAATATATCCTCTTTTGTCACTTTCACTTCCATACTCCTCGTGATCTGTGTTTCTGTTTTTTCTGTGTATCCCCGATCTTTGCATCGGGTCTTCAAATAAAACAAAACAGCCCACGGCTGGCCTTCCTTAATTCCCTGTATTAACTTGTATTCCGCCATGTCTGCCACGATCTCTGTTGCCTCTTTTCTGGCCTCTTGTAAATCAGGATTATTTGACAGGCGTTTGTATAATCCGCTTCTTGTCATTCCCAACATCTGTGACGCCGGGGCTACCAATCCACCCGATTTCTCCAACGCCTCTTTGATTTTTTTCTTGTTTATTGTCATCTCTTTTTTACATGTCAACTTTTGAACTTAACAGGGTTCACTTCCATGCCGTTCTTTTTGACAAAAAGTTCCCTATTATTTCCCCCGCAAAATTCAATATACCGTTTCACTATCACGTCACAGTATTTAGGCTCTATCTCTATCATCAGACATTGCCTGTCTTGTTTTTCACAGGCAATTAATGTCGTTCCTGATCCGCTAAATGGGTCATACACTGATTCTCCCTTACTGCTGTTGTTCAATATCGGTTTTTCCATACACTGCACCGGCTTCTGTGTGCTGTGTCCGGTTTTCGGCTCACCGCTACCGCTTATCGGGTTATTATTACTGATCTGCCACAACGTTGATTGATCCCGTTTACCCTGCCAATGATGTCTTTTTCCTTTTCTTACCGCATACCAGCATGGCTCATGCTGCCAGTGATAATCTCCTCGGCTTAAACAAAAATGCTGTTTTGCCCAGATAATTTGATTGATTATCTCAAAACCAGCATCCTGTATGTTTTTCTTGACTATATCTGTGCTGTTTGAGGCATGCCAGATATATACCGTATCTCCGGTAAACAGTTGATATGCATCCGTCCAATCTACACGGTCATCATTTGTTACCTTTCCTATTGCGGTTTCACCTCTGTTAAACTCACCTCGCCACTCCGGTTCATAATTCACACCATACGGTGGGTCGGTAACCATCAATATTGGTATAGACCCCTTTAATAACTTGTTTACTTCCCCTCTGTTGGTTCCATCCCCGCACATTAACCGATGACTACCCAACTCATACACATCACCTTGCACCGTTTCTGTATCTTCCGCTACATCCGGCACATCATCATCACCCTTTGTTTCCGGTGCTTCCATTGTGAAATGACCCAATAAATCTTTCTCATCAAAGCCCCAGTCCATCAGCTCATCCATGTCAAATTCATTTGCCAGTATCTCCCAGTCCCATTCTCCCGTATTTTTGTTTAATCGGATGTTTAATTCTTTTTCTTTTGTTTCGGATAATGCGACATAAATGCACGGTACGGTTTCATGTCCCATGTCTCCCCAGACCTTTGCTCTCATATGGCCGCCTACGATAACGTTTTGACGGTCGGGGTGTTGATTGACGATGATCGGGTCAACAAAGCCGAAGCGTGTTAGGCTTTCTTTTAGATTGGTATATTGTGTTTTGCTCAGGCTCCGGGGATTGTATCCGGCTGGTTTTAGTTCTGTGATTTTTATTTCTTTGATCTGTTCTTGTTTCATGGCTTGCTCCCTATATCAAAAAAGGCGAACAGTCACGATGATAGCCATAATTGGCTTGTCTTTCGTTTCTGTCCGCCTGCGTTTTTCGCTCAGCGTTACACGTTGTGTGTTTTATTGTTTTATGAGTTTATTATATCAAATTTCTTTATTTATTTAGCTTTCAGTCTTATCCTTATGGGTTTAGTTGAATGAATATAGCTCAAGAAAATTTCTAGATAACCATTTTTTACCATATTTTCAAACATATCTGGTTCTGATCTATTTTGCCGTATTAAAAATTTTTTTTGTGCTCCAGGATTTATCTCACTTGGTAAGGTGTCACCTTGTTCATTAGGTATTAAAATCATATTTTTTGACGGTTTTTTCAAAATATACTTAAATAAATTGGCATAATAGCGTGCTGATAATAAGGATATTTCTGTTTTCTGATCACCTATATTACTAGCAGCTATTATCAAATATTTAGTCTCATCTTCTCCTACAAAATTCATATTGTAATTTGCCGAAATACATATTTTTGGACCTGAACTAAACCATTTTATCACATTAAAAATTAATGTAACCGTTGCAATCCCAGCTCCCCACCAGGCAGCTATTACTGTCATCGAAGATAAATTTATAATCATCTATTTACTAAACCCTAACCCGATCAACAAACACAATATCCTTCAACTTCCCGCCCTGAAAACATAACTGCACCGATCCGTAATCAGGGATGCCTCTTTTTTGGATGGATTCGGCGACTCGTTTTAAGGTTTCTAGTTGGTTTTGTTGTGATTGGCTTTTGTCTCACTGGTTTTTTCCTGCTTTTCAGGGGTGTATTATAGCATCATAATAAGAATAAACTGATGATTTTCAGTTTTAAGCGACACTTAGCAAATTATTCTTCCATCTCTCCTTCCTGCCTATTTAGAGGATTTTGTTCATATCCTTCTTGTTCTATATTATCTATATTACCTTGAAGTAGCACATCCGGCTGTAACATCTGTATTTGTTCATATCCTTCTTGTTCTATATTACCTTGAAGTGGCACATCCGGCTGTAACATCTGTATTTGTTGATTATCGTTGCCAGGTTCCTGGTTATTCCTATTATTTCTTTCCTCGACCATTTAAATACTTTGAGGAATATATAGACGATGTGAAAATTTACAATAAGATTTTCGATAGGGGTGACGTTCAAAGACTATATAGAGATCTCCCAACACCATCACCCAGCCATTTGCCTTCAAAAATACCAAGTTATGTACCCACAAATCCTAGCGAAACACCAACTAATGACCCAAGTGAAATACCAACTAATGACCCAACAGAATCACAGGGATATGATCGTGATAAGAACTTACTCGATGAACCGTTTTATTTGGCAATTGCTATAATAGGCGGAATAATAACAGTGGTATTATGTGTATTAGTAATCATAAGTGGAAATAGAGAATGCAAAAAAACTAAGGTTGAGGAAAGAAATAATAGGAATAACCAGGAACCTGGCAACGATAATCAACAAATACAGATGTTACAGCCGGATGTGCTACTTCAAGGTAATATAGATAATATAGAACAAGAAGGATATGAACAAAATCCTCTAAATAGGCAGGAAGGAGAGATGGAAGAATAATTTGCTAAGT